GAGCGGATGAAAATTGTAATCGAGGGGACGGAAAAGGAAATTGCCGTCCTTGTATCGGCCCTGCAAGGACGGCAAGGGGCGTACCCGACACTGGATGAATACCTGGCGAAGCGCAAAGAGGCGTTGGAAGCGATTCGCAGAAAGAAGAGTGAAGTCAATGAAGCCCCCGGAGAAAAGTAAGGATTTCAGAGAAATGTTCGACCACGAGAGTAAGCCCAGCGCCGACCAAGGCACCGAGCAACGTATTCGTAAGCTGGAATCTTCTGTCCGATTTCTTTTCGGCCTTTTTCTTGGCGGCTTGCTGGGCCATTTCCTCGGCATGGCGCTGTTCCATTGAAAGCCGCTCCCGATGGGCTTCCAGTAAGGAAGTTCCAAATGGGGTAATTCCAATTCGGGCATTTTCCATAGGAAATGCCTGAGAGAGGTAACAGAGAGTACCCTTGGACAACAGATGGTTTAAAAGTCGTTTGGTCTCGTTGCATTGTTTCGAGGGGTCAAATTGATTTATTACATCGAGGTAATAGCAACGTTTTCTCTCATCAACAAAATTCAAAATTCTATACTCGTGTTCGGAAAAATCAGACATAAAAAGACCCCCTCCCCGACAATGTAACACGATTGACGGGGAAGGGCAAGAGGAAGGCGGTGAGGCGGTGCCCAAGTGGAAGACCGCCCCGCAGAAACGGCTTTTTCGGTGCGCCGTCTGCGGGGAAATCGCCCCGGCGACCAAGCGGAGGGGCAAAACCACACAGCCGGGGCACGTAAAGCACATGTACTGCCTGCGGTGCAAGGTCGTGACGAAACATGTACAAATCGAATAAAGGAAGCCCCGCCCGGTGCTGACACACCGAACGGGGCCGAGGGTGGAACAGTTGAGCACCATTCCGCCCTCCATTCTAAGGTGTGCCGCCCGGTCTGTCAAGGGCGGGCGGCGGAAGGAAGGAGGACTTCAAAATGAAGAAAAGTACGTTGCCGGTGCCCGGCGACGAGGAGATCAGAGCGTTTGAGAACGTGCCGGTAGACTTGGCGGCCCGGTATATCGGCTGGTCCACGCCCACAATTTACCGGGCGCTCCAAGAGGGGCGGGCCCCCTTTGGGTTTGCCGTCAAATGCGCAGGGGGGAGCTGGGCCTACAATATTTCCCCCGGCCTGCTGATGAAATACAAGCAGGGGGATTTGCCCACCTACCGACTGCGGGAGGTTGAGGAAATCGCCGTGGATGGGATTACCCGGATCTTGGACGAAAAGCTGGGGGCCCTGCGCAAACTCACGGAGGCCCTGGTATGAAGCGGGTCTGCGGGATGCTCTGGCCGGTGTTTCTCCTGCTGGTGCCGATGGACGTTGCCGGTGCGGTGGAGCAGGGGGCGGCGCTGGGGTGGATGGCCTTGGCTTTTGGCTCCGTCCTGGCGGGCGGCTGGATGGCCAGGAAGGGGGGCGCTCTGTTGTGAGCCTGGGAGAACAGGTACAGCGGCGGCGGCTGGAGATGGGTATGACCCAGGGCCAGGTGGCCCGGTGGCTGAAGGCGGTGGACCGCCGGATGGACACTCCCCAGGTGAGCCGGTATGAAAAGGGGCTGTGTCTGCCGACGAGGGAACAGCTTTTCGCCCTGGAGGAGGTTTTGCAAGCCTCCAGGTTCGAGTTGTACGGGCGGGACGAGCTGGAGCTGGCGGGCGGGGTTCCCGCCTGTGACGGGCGGGCAGAAGCCTGCCGGTCGGACGGCGGGGAAGAGCCGGAGGCCGAGACCAGAGAACAGCGGCGGGGCCGGAGGTTTTACCGCAAGTGCTACCGGGTGAGCCGGGCGTTTGAGGAAGCCCTGCCCGGTGATCTCCTGGCCGTATGCGGCTACTCCTCCTGGCAGAGCTGGTATGACGCAGCCCTCAAGCGGCTGGTGGGGGAGTACGGGGCCCGGAAGCGGGCGCTGTCTGTCCGGGAGGGCCGGAAATGCTGAATCCGATGCGGGACAAACAGGATATGGCCCCGGCGGAGTGGTGCCAGAGGTGCCGGGGAGAAATCTACGAGACTTCCCCGGACGGCCTGTGTGACAGATGCCGGGAGGAGCTTCAAGAAAAGGAGGAAAACGATATGCAAATGGGAGAAATGTGCAGGGCAAGCATTATGGAGATGGCGAAGGGGGCCATCATGGAGCGGATCGACTACGAGATGGGGAAGGTGCTGGACAATATTCTGGACGTCAACACCAGGGCCACGGCCAAGCGAAAGATCACTGTCACCTTGGATATGATTCCCAGCGCCGACCGGCACAGCATCGCCGTGTTTGCCACGGCTAAGCCCACGCTGGTGCCCACGGAGCCGGTAAGCATCAATTTGTGCGTTGCCGCCCTTCCGGGCACCGGGGAAATGGTGGTGGCCGAGATGGCCCCGCAGATCCCCGGACAGATTCATTTGGACGGGACAGAGCAGGAGGAGCCCAAGGTCCTCAAGTTCAATCAGCAGAAAGCGGCCATGGGGTAAGCCGTGCTTTACATTGTTGTGAGGGTGGACAGCCCCCAGCGGGATATCGCCGGGGTGAAGGAAGAGCTGGCCGCCTACTGTGAGCGGTATGGAGATATTCGGGCCGTAGAGGTCCGGCAGGACGAGCCCAGACAAGAAACTCTATTTTGAAAGGATTGTTACTTATGTTGAAAGAAGCCTTCCAGTATCTTGTGTCCCTCAAGGAAAACAAGACCTACGAGATCCACGGGGATACCTATTCCGACCACGAGCTGGTTCGGATTCCCGTCAACGTGGACCGGCCCAACGAATTGGAGGTCAACGGCCTGGACAGCATCGTGAAGCTGGTGCGCACGGAGCTGGAGATGATGGAGAATTTCCCGGTCTTTATCCGGGTGTCCGACCCCCGGCGTGTCAATGTGTTCAGCACCTTGGACACCGTTATGGGCAGGGATCGCCTGTACTGCGCCGTCTGTGACGCCCCCGACTTCCGGGAGGGCTGGCGGGAGCAGGAGGAGGCGATCATCCAGCTTCGGAGTGCTTTCGTGCCCAACGAGGACACTGCGTATCTTCTCGATTTGCTCTCCCGTATCCACAAGGAAGAGGGCGTTACGACCGTGGACAACGGCGTGAGCCAGTCTGTGGAGGCCCGGGCGGGGGTTCAGCTCAAGCAGATGGTCCCGGTCAAACCCCGTGTCACCCTGTGCCCCTATCGCACCTTTACCGAGATCGAGCAGCCGGAGAGTGAGTTCATCCTGCGGCTGAACGAGAATGCGGGCGTGGGACTGTTCGAGGCCGACGGCGGCAGGTGGCGGCTGGAGGCCAAGCGCCGGATTGCCGATTACTTTGAGAAGAAGCTGGCAAAGGAGATCGAAGTCGGCTATGTGGTCGTGATGATGTGATGGCGTACCCTGAGTACGAGCTTTTTGCCGGCCGGGAGGCTTGGCTGGCGCATCGCCGGGACTGGCTGGGGGCGTCCGACGCCCCCGCCGTCCTGGGGGTGTCCCACTGGAAGAGCAACGAACAGCTCTGGGAGGAGAAGATGGGGCTCGTAGTGCCGGAGGACATTGGGGAGAAACCCTATGTCAGGTACGGCAACGACGCCGAGCCCCTTCTGCGGGCCTTCTTTGAGCTGGATCACCCGGAGTACGAGGTGTCCTTCGTGCCCTTCAAGGTGTTCCATCACCCGGAGAAGCCCTTTATCGCCTGCACCCCGGACGGGGAACTGGTGGAGAAGGCCACGGGGCGGCGGGGCGGGCTGGAGATCAAAACCACGGAGATCATGAACGCCGCCGGGTGGGACAAATGGAAGGACCGGGTTCCTGATGAGTATTACGTCCAGGTGTGCCACCAAATGCTGGCCGCCGGGTGGGAGTTCGTGGAACTGCTGGCCCAGCTCAAGTTTACCACTGCAGACGGGGACGACAGAAAAGAGGTCCGGCACTACCGCATCGACCGGGCGGACGTTCTGGGAGACCTGGAGAGGGTGGAGCGGGAGGATACCGCCTTCTGGACCTGCGTCCAGGAGCGGCGGCGGCCCAATTTGAAAATACAGTTGCCCGGCGAGAGGCCGAGGTTGAAAGGAGAAATTTAAATGAATGAAGCGGTTTGCTGTTGTAATGAGGTCAATAAGGTTACCCTGTCCCAAATGACGGAGCGGGTGAAGGACCCGCTGATGAGGGCGGAGGCGTATCTGGTGAGCGCCCTGTCCGTGCTGGAGGGGCGTTTTGCGAAGGAAGATGGAAACGACCGGGAGCTTATCGGGCTGTTCGACGTCATGGAAGATTTGCAGGGGCGGGCGGAACGGATCGCAATTCTGGCGGATACGCTGGCCGGGAGGCTGTGAGGGCGTTATGGACACTTTGGAATTTGTGATGAGCCCGGACGTGGCGGAGGTGGTGCCCGCTGTCCTGGGGTTCAATTTTGAGGAGATGAAATCCGTTCTCCAGGAGCGGTTGCGGTATTACAGCGGCTTGGTGGTGACTGAGGGGGCAATCAAGGCCGCCAAGCAGGACCGGGCCGACCTGAACAAGCTCCGGGAGGCGTTGGAGGCCAAGCGGAAAGAGGTCAAGAAGGTTTGTCTCGCCCCCTATAACGACTTTGAGGCCAAGGTCAAGGAGCTGGTGGGAATGATCGAAGCCCCTATCTCCGCCATTGACGGACAGCTCAAGGAGCACGAGGACCGCCGGAGGGAGGCCAAATATGGGGAGATCGACGCCTTCTTCCGGGAGGAGGTGGGGGACCTTATGGGATTGGTGCCCCTGTCCGCCGTTTGGAAGGACGAATGGCTCAATGCCGGTACGTCGATGAAGAAGATCAAGGAGGAGGTTTCCAGCGCTTTGTCGAAGATCCGGGCCGACCTCAAGGTGTTGGGCACCGTAGAGGCGGAATACCAGGACGAGGTGAAGGTCAAGTATCTGGAAGCTCTGGATGTGTCCGCCGCCTTGGCCCACCGCCACCACCTCAAGGAACAGGCGCAGAAGTTCCGGGAGATGGAGGAGAAGCGGCGGCGGGTGGAAGCGCTGGGGGGGCTGGCCCAGGCCGATGCCTGCGGGGCGGGACCGGCCCCGGAGGAGCCGACGGAGCAGGAACAGGAAACGGTGTATTATCTGGCGTTTGAGTGCTCCGTCACCAAGGCCCAGGCGGCGGCGCTGAGTGCCTTCATGAGAAACAACAACATTACATATCGGAGGATTTACAAATGAGAGCCAACAACAGCTTGCAGAATCGGAGGCCCCGGTTTTCCGTGGCGATCCAGACCCCGGCCTATCAGCGGCTTGTAAACGACACTCTGGGGGACCCGGACCGGGCCCGGCGGTTCGTGGCGGCGATCACTTCCGCCGTTTCCGTCAATCCCGCCCTTCAGGAGTGCGACGCCGGGACGGTGCTCTCCGCAGCACTCCAGGGGGAGGCCCTCAACCTGTCCCCCTCGCCCCAGCTGGGCCAGTATTATCTGGTGCCCTACTGGGACAAGAAGCGGGGGTGCAGTGTCGCCCAGTTCCAGGTGGGTTACAAGGGCTATATTCAGTTGGCCGAGCGGAGCGGCCAATATCTCGATATTGACGCCTTCCCCGTGGTGGAGGGCGAGTACAAGGGGCGGGACCGATATACCCGGCGGCCCGTCCTGGAATTTTTGGAGGACGATGGGGAGCGGGAGAACCGGCCCGTGGTGGGCTACTACGCCTACTTCGAGTTGACCAACGGCTTCCGCAAGGTGCTTTACTGGTCCAAGTCCCAGATGCTTTCCCACGCTGACCGCTATTCCCAGGCGTTCCATTTGGACAGTGTGGAGAGCGCCGACCCGAATAAAAGCCGGGTCTCCTTTGCCGACTTTGAGGCTGGGAACTTCCCCAAAGAGGATGCGTGGAAGTATTCGTCCTTCTGGTATAAGGACTTTGACGCTATGGCGGGGAAGACCATGCTCCGTCAGCTGATCAGCAAGTGGGGCATCACGTCCATCGACATTCAGAAGGCCCTTGCAAGCGACGGTGCGGTGATTTCCAGGGATGGGACGCCGGATTACCTGGATACGCCGGATGATGAGCCTGTGACGCTCCAGGAGGGGGAAAAAGGGGTCCCTACTGAGGCGGACGCCTCTGTGGGGGGAGGAGGAGCAAGGGAGCGGGCAGAGCTTTCGCCGCAGGCGGAGGCGGAGCTTAGCGGACTTTGCGACGACGAGGGCCCCGTCGCTGGGGTTGGGTACGCCGACGCCGAGGAGAGCCCGGAGGAGCTGCCGGACGGGGCGTTTTGACCTGTGGGCCGTGACTGGAGGAAGAGCCGATGAACTCCTGGTTCTCAATGGACTGCAATATCTACACAAACCCTAAAGTCCTCCAGTTCGCCAAGGAGGCCAAGCTGGACGTGGACGCCGCCGTGGGGAAGCTGGGCCGCCTGTACGCATGGGCGGCCCAGTGCGGCAATGAGGACGGGGACATCACCTTTCTTCCGCCCCAAGAGCTGGCGGAGATCATGCGCTGGAAGAAAAAGCCCGCTGATCTGGTGGGCATTTTGGTAAGCGTTGGGCTATTGGACCAGATGGAGGTTGGGGCGCTGGTGATCCACGCCTGGGACGAGCGCAACGGGGCCTTTCTGCGGAACCGGCGGAAGGACCGGGAGCGGAAAAAGTGATGGAACTTCCACAGAAATTCCACGGAAGATCCATGGAGATTCCACGCCTACCGTACCTAACCTAACCATACCCTACCCTACCGTACCAGGAAG